ATAAAGTATCTAATAGTTCTATAATTACCGGAATATTATTTTTAATAAGAGTAAGTACCATGGTTATTAATGCTTGCAAAGCCAACTGAATAGTTGGCATTCCTGCAGTGATCATTGTAGCAAATAAGAGTAGTCCTCCAACAATCGCCGCAATAACTAATGGAATTACTCCGAGTAATATCGCTATCATTGCGACTATTGCCGTTGCTCCAGCAGCCCCAGTTACAGCTAAACTAGCTATTCCTATAGATAAAGCAACTACTCCAGCACCAAAAAGGCCAATAGCTATACCTATTAATAACATTGCTGCTCCAAGAGCTAATAAGACAGGAACAACCGGCGCTAAAGCATAACCCGCAATACCAAGAATAAGAAATATAGCAGCTAATGCCCCAAGAGCGATTGCTATTTCAGAAACTTTCATACCACCAAGCACTTTAAGAACACCAGTTAAAAGAATAAGCGCTCCAACAATTATAAGTAATGCTAAAGCACCAGGTATTGCTCCTTGCAAAGATGTCATAGCAAGAACTAATATTAACATTGCTCCAGCTAGTACTGTAAGACTTTTGGTAATCTCCTCTGAACCCATTTTGCCCATTTCGCCTAATGCCTTGGCTAAAATGACTAATGCGGCGGCTACTATCACAAGACCAACAGCTTTCATTAAAGTATCTTTAGGAAGTAAATTCATAGCCGCGCCAATTATAACCAAAGAAGCAGCTAGTACTGTTAATCCTTGAGAAATAATTTCGGGTTTCATACTACCCAATTTGGTTATTATACCAACGAGCAATATTAATGCACCACTAAGAATAATTAAGCCAATTGCTGAGGTGATTAACGATTTACCACTATCAGATAACCTAGAAAATAAAGCAATTTCTGCAAGAATCGCGCCAATAGCGATCAATCCTTGTTGAAGGACTTCGGGTTTTAAATTACCAAGTTTTCCAATAGCCGTAGACATTAACATAATAGAAACAGCAATTCCAAGCATTGCTATACCAATTCCAGCATTCAATTTAACACCGTTCATACTTTTTACAAATAGAACCATTACTGCAATAAGAGCTGATAAAGCAGTAATACCAGACATTAGTTGGTTGGGGTCTTCGCTAGCTAATATCTTAAGAGTTATAGCTAAAATAAGCATAGCAGCAGCAACAGCAATCATTGCGGTAACTGCTCCAACCATCGAGGCGGCGCCCTTAGGTCCACCAGAAACTTTCTGATATACTGCCATAGCAGTAAATAAATCAGTAAATAAGGTTGTTATTGCTATTAAAGCAACGGTTAATCTCTTCGAATCTATTAAGGATATTAAACCAAGGGATAACGCCAAAATCCCTATTGATATAGCAATTTTTTGTAAAATTCCTGCTCGTAAATTTTCTTGCATGGCTTTAAGACTTCCGGTTACACCATCTAATATTTCTGTAAATGAACTGGTAGCACCTTTAACACTGTCGGCTATACCTTTAACAGTCCCAAACAACCCCTTGAGACCATCAAATACTGTACCACCCTTTCTAATAAAATTAATAATGGTTAAAAGTAACCCACCAGTAAGAATTCCATTTACTGCATCGGCAGATTTATCAAAAGAAAATTTACTAAAGTCTATTTTACTAAAAGCTTCTTTTACAAGTTCAAAGAATTTAACAATAGTCTCGCCTATAGTAGAAGCAGAACCAAGAGATTTTTTAAATCTTTCTTTTAATTCTTTAGATAAAAAAGCTATAATCGGATCGAAAATCGCCCCAATCGATTTTGCTAATTCTTTTAGCGGACCAAATCTTACTTTTATTCTTTCGCCTAATCCGCCTAAAATTCTTCCAATTTCGGCAATAAATTCACCTAAACCTTTTAGAAAATTAGTAAATTTTCCTGTTATTTTTTTTATAAATTCGGTAATAGCCTCGACATCAATTCCTTTAAAAGATTTGAATGTTGTAATTAAATTAGCGACAAACTTTGTTACCACACCAGATATGGTTTTAAATACCCCAACAGACTCTAGTGCCATTTTAGTGGAATCGAACATACCTCTAAGTTTTTCACTAATAGTTTTTATACTAAGAATTAATGCGCCAATAACAAGACCAATTTTTTCAATTCCTTTTCTAAATGAATCGTTTGCTTTTATTGTACTTCTAAGTTTTGTTAAATAATCCCCAACTCTAACAAGAAAATTTAAAGCGCTATTAGCCGCAGGCGCAGCCATCGGTTTTACAAGCTTCAGAAAACTATCTAGTAAACTTTCTATAGCCATTTTAATAATGTCAAAAATAGAAAATAAACCTCTGAAAATTCTTTTAACTTTGTCTGCTGTTTCTGCGCCTATATTTAACTTTTTAGCAAATTCCCCAAGTGTCACAGTTAAAAGCACTAATCTTATAGGAAATATAGGAGGAAATACTTCTTTTAAAGCATCTCCAATGGGTTTAACAATGGTTAATATACCAGAAAATGCCGAACGCAAAGCCTCTATAATAGCTAAACGTCCACCCAAGTGTTTCCATGCTTCAAGAAAAGTATTTCTTGCTTCTGACGATTGTCCAATTAATCCGCCAAGAGTATCACTCATCTCAGTAAAAAGTGCTTTTGCTTCGTCAAAATCTCCAAGAACTATTTGCCAACTTTTTGCCCACCCAGAACCAATAGCTTCTTGCAAAGTTTCTTTTAGTTGGGTGATGGTTTTTACTTTAGTGGCAGCATCATTTGCTACCTGACCAAGTTTTATAATTGCAGTAATTTGGTCTTCCGTATATCCCATTGTTTTCAGTTGTTCAGCATTCAAGTCGCCAGTAAATTTCGATAAAGTCTCAGTTAAAATCGAGGAAGTAATCCAACCTTTAGTTAATGAATCTCTAAAACTTCCCTCATCTTTAATTATCTTATCAACAGCAACTCCGTGCGCACGCGCGGTCTCTTTTAATGCGTCTTGGAAAATTTGACCACCCATACCAGCATTAACTACTGAATTCCAATCCATTAATTTTAATGTACCCGTAGATAAAGCTTGAGATAATTGATACATTGCTGTACTGGCTTGCTGGGAATTTGATCCTGAAACGGCAGCTAAGTTAGCAATACCCTTAATTGCGGCGACTGCTACATCCAAATCAATTCCAGCAGCAGTAAAGGTACCAATATTTTTGGTCATTTGGCCAAAATTGTAAATCGTTTTATCGGCATAGGTATTTAATTGATCTAATGCCGCATTAACATCATTAAGGCTTGTTCCTTTCGTTGAAGTGTTAGCTAAAATTGTTTGAACAGCATTAATCTGGATCTCATATTCACTAAGACCTTGCATTGCGGCTTTGATTGGAGATACAAGATCCCATAATTTTTTTCCTAAACCAATAACTGAATTTGTAATATTCTGTATGGCCGTCAAACCCATAACACCGAGAATAGAAAATTTACTAGATATATTCGCAACACCTTCACCAATTCCAGCAATCGGAAGGCCTCTTAACAAATTTGATAATCCCCCAAGACCTTTGCCATATGATTCATTAAATTCTAATCCCTTTTTCAAAGTATTAATAGAATCTAAAGAGGTTTTTACTCCACTCTCGAATTGCTGATTATTAAAACCCATTTCAACAACGCGTTTATCGATTGTATTGCTCATAATTTAGATACCTCCTCATATAAGTCTTGGGCAATTTTTTCAAGTATCGGTTTCATTGCAGGATTAATATAATCAATACCTTGAATATATCCACCATACTGTGTTCCGTGACCATATTGTATAAGTATTGCGACGGGTGCTCCATTTTCAAAATTGCTATTTGTCCAACTTATACTAGATCCAAATTTATCAACTGAAGTAAAATAATTCCAAGAAGAAGCGGTTACTCCCGTGTCTTTTGGTGTAGCAGAAGAAAGAGCAGAAACACCTATTGGTCCGTATTTCTCTAAAATTCGCATAGCATTTAATCTTTGTGCGTGATTGAGAAATCTTTCTGTATTACTAAAACTTCCTTTATGTTTAAATGTAATAGTCATATATCACCCCGTAGTATTAAGTTGACTTCGTCTAATAGCATTAAGTTGGCTATTGCGTTCATATAATTCTTTTTTACCAATTTTCTTTTGGGGTTGATTTTTAATATTACATACATTAATAAGAGTTAATAATCTATTAAGATGCCATTTTTGACATTCAAACGGAATGTTAAAAGTAACCATCCAATAGTATATAATTTCGGCAGTAACAACTTCTCTGCTAATTTTTTGTGTTTCGTTTTTAGAAAAAGTTGTTGCTGTCATAGGATCTTCAATATACTTACTCACTTCTTTAATAATTTCATCTGTGATATAATTGTAATTAATGTCTAAGACATTCTGCGTTATCGTCATGCATCGAACATAATCAATAGATTCCAAAAAAGTTTTTTCTTTATTAACTAAAAAGGGTTTCTTCCATTTTGACTCCCATTTTGCTAAGGAGACTAGAGAATGTTCTAGTTGCAGTGTTTGTTCTTTTGTAATGATGAATTCGTCTTTTAGATCATCATATAACTCTACAGATGGAATTGTAATCTGCAACATCTCTAATCTCCTTTAGGTCACCGTGGATCCCTTGGCTTTTTACTTCATTTGCGGTATAATACCATTAACAAATGCCGCTGCCGCATCAGAATTTGTAGCTAATTCCATAAACAAAATACTATAAGCCTCGGTCTCAGCAAACGCTTCCCTAAGTTCTGGACTCTTCATAAATCGTTTACCATCATCAGACTTTACCCCATAGGCTTTTAGAATGAGTTCTTTAAATAGTCCAATGATTCTTAAATTATCCTTCTCAGCAATGATCTTTTCAATATGCTTAGAAAAACCACCACTAGAGGATAATTCCATCTCGGTAAGTTCTGCTTGGGTTAAATTAAAACGAAAAGTTTCAATTCTTTCATTACCGTCA